ATGTTACACTTAACTTTAACCACCCAGTTAAAGAACTCGTATGGATGTTAACTGGTGCCAATGCAACTGTATCACATATAACACTAGCTAAACTTCAACTCAATGGTCATGATAGATTCAGAGAATTAGATGGAGATTACTTCATGCATGTACAAAGATTCCAACATCATACTGGACCAGTTGGTTCAGGAAACGGAGCTGCAGCTAAACGTGCAGTATTAACTGGTACAAATGTTACACAAGATACAGGATATTACTGCTACTCATTCGCTATCCGTCCAGAAGAACATCAACCATCTGGAACATGTAACTTCAGTAGAATTGACAACGCTACACTTCAACTTACTGTTGCTGGTGCTGGTACAGCTAAAACACTCTGGGTATTCGCCCACGGATACAACGTACTCCGTGTAATGAGCGGTATGGGTGGTCTCGCATACAGCAACTAGATTGTTTGTAATAACTATAAAATATTCACTATAACATAAGTCAGTTATGTTAACTATTTGATTTTTAAAATAAATCTGTTTACAATAGTAAGCAAATTTTCTGTTTATTAAATATTAATCTAATTAATTTTAATGCTATTTTAATATTATAAGGCAATCATTATATTAATTTTTTTCTTTGTATAAACTATAAAAATGGGAGGAGGTTTAATGCAACTCGTAGCCTATGGTGCTCAAGATATATATCTTACTGGTAACCCACAAATCACCTTTTTCAAGGTTGTATATAGAAGACACACCAACTTCGCAATGGAAGCTATTCCACAATCATTCAGCGGTGAAGTTAACTATGGAAAGAAAGTATCATGCACAATTCCAAGAAACGGTGATCTTGTAGGAAGATGCTACCTTCGTCTTAAAATGGCTGCATTCACTGGAGGAGTTAATGGTGATGTAAGAAGAATCATAAAAAACTGTGAACTTGAAATAGGAGGACAAAGAATAGATAAACAATACTATGAATGGCAAGCTGCATGGCAATCACTTACATATAGTCAAGCCCAAAAAGATGCTATGTCAATTGTTTCGGTAGGAACTGGAACTGCTAATGATTATTATTATCTTCCACTTGATTTCTTTTTCTGCAGACACGCAGGTCTCGCTCTTCCACTTATTGCCCTTCAATACCATGAAGTTAAAATCACATTAGAACTTGCAGCTGGTGTTGGAAATCTTTCCAAAAATGGTGCTCTTCAAACTGCTGTAACTGATGGAGATATAAGTTCAGGAGAACTTCTTGTAGATTACTTCTACCTTGATACTGATGAAAGAAGAAGATTTGCTCAAGTATCCCACGAATATCTCATCGAACAAGTACAACATACAGGAACTGTATCACTTGCAGTTGGAACTTCAACAACTAAAAATGTAAAACTTAACTTCAATCATCCAGTTAAGGAACTTATATGGTCTATTGATGCAAAAACAGGAACTGATTTAGCATATGTAAATACTGCTAAACTCCAACTTAATGGACACGATAGATTCAAAGAACTTGATGGAGATTACTTCATGCATGTACAAAGATTACAACATCATACTGGACCTGTTGGAAGTATGAGTGGTGCAAGTGCAGCACGTGCTCGTACTTGTGGAGTACAAACATTAGGTGATACAGGATATTACTGCTATTCATTCGCTATCAGACCAGAAGAACATCAACCATCTGGAACTTGCAATTTCAGTAGAATTGATAACGCAACACTTCAATTAACATATACTGTTGCTGGTGCAGCACGTAATCTTTGGGTATTCGCCCACGGATACAACGTACTCCGTGTAATGAGCGGTATGGGTGGTCTTGCATACAGCAACTAGATTGTTTGTAATTACTACAAAATATATTCACTATAACATTATAAGTAATTGTGTTAACTATAAATTTTAAAATAAATCTGTTTACAAATAGTAAGCAAATTTTCTGTTTATTAAATTAAATTGGTAATATTATTAATAAGGTAATTGGAAAATATTTTCTTTGTATAAACTATAAAAATGGGAGGAGGTTTAATGCAACTCGTAGCTTATGGAGCTCAAGATATATATCTTACTGGTAACCCACAAATAACCTTTTTCAAGGTTGTATATAGAAGACACACCAACTTCGCAATGGAAGCCATTCCACAAACATTCAATGGTTCTGCTGATTTTGGAAAGAAAGTATCATGCACTATCCCAAGAAATGGTGATCTTGTAGGAAGATGCTACCTTCGTGTAAAATTATCAACAGCAATGACAGCAGCAAATAGTGATATGAGAAGACTTATCAAGAACTGCGAACTTGAAATCGGAGGACAAAGAATAGACAAACAATATTATGAATGGCAAGCAGCTTGGCAATCACTTACATATAGTCAATCACAAAAAGATTCCATGGGAGTAGTAGCTCAATCATCTGCCGCAGCAGATTACTTCTATCTTCCACTTGATTTCTTCTTCTGTAGACATGCGGGTCTTGCTCTTCCACTTATTGCTCTTCAATATCACGAAGTTAAGGTTGTTGTAGAATTAGCCGCATTAACTGGTGTAAAAAATAATTCAACTTTATCTAATGGAGCAGGTGGTGTAATGTCATCTTGTGAACTTCTCGTCGATTATTTCTATCTTGATACTGATGAAAGAAGAAGATTCGCTCAAGTATCTCACGAATATCTTATTGAACAAGTTCAACATACTGGAACAAACACACTTGTTTCTGGAAGCAACAATGTAAAACTTAACTTTAATCATCCAGTTAAAGAACTTGTATGGTTATTAACAGGTGCTGATGGAAGTGTATCATATGTTTCAGAAGCAAAACTTCAACTTAATGGACACGATAGATTCAAGGCACTTGATGGAGATTACTTTATGCATGTTCAAAGACTCCAACATCATACTGGACCAGTTGGAAGTATGGTTGGTTCAGGTGCTAAACGTGCACGTGAATGTGGAATAAATACATTAGCTGATACAGGATATTACTGCTATTCATTCGCTATTAGACCAGAAGAACATCAACCATCAGGAACTTGCAATTTCAGTAGAATTGATAATGCCACACTTCAAGTAACATGGGCTGGTAGTGGTACCGCTAAAACACTCTGGGTATTCGCCCACGGATACAACGTACTCCGTGTAATGAGTGGTATGGGTGGTCTTGCATACAGCAACTAGATTATTCGAATTTTAAAAATTAAAGTTTAAAGTTTATGTTTATGTTTATGTTTATATAAGGCATTAGAATTTTAATACAAAATTATATTTTTAATACAAAAATATAATTTATAAATCTAATTTTAAATATTTGGTAAAAACCTAAATTATTTTTAATTAATTTAATTAATTTAATTAATTTATCACAATACTTAAAAAAATAAACTTGGATTAAAACATCTATGAACAATGTTTTGACTTCGATTAATAGTCGTTTGTCAAATGCTAAGACATTGATTAGATACTTTCCAATAGTTCTAAAAGAAGCAATGGGTATTCATGTATTAGACATGAATAAAAAAAAATATATTGATTGTATATCTGCTGCAGGGTCTTTACCTTTTGGTCATAATCACTTTATTGCAAGTAATGCAATACAAGAATTTATTAATAGACAATTGCCAGTTCAAACTATGGATATTGCAACAGAAGTTCAATATGATTTTTTGAATACATTATATAAGTTTTTACCACACGAATTCTCAAGGGATGCAAAAATTCAAATGTGTTCGCCATCAGGAGGAGATGCAGTTGATGCTGCAATTAAATTAGCAAAAGTTGCTACTGGAAGAAGTCCAATAATTGCATTTTATGGTGGATATCATGGTCAAGGATATGCTTCATCAAGCATCAGTGGTAAATTACGAAGCAAATACACATACAGTGGAATGTCTGATGTGCATTTCTTACCATATCCTAATGCATATCGATGTCCTTTTCAGATAGGTGCAGAAGGACACAAAAACATAAGCGATTATATAGAATGTTTATTAAAAAATCCTCAATCTGGTATATCCAAACCAGCCGCAGTAATATTTGAAGCAGTTCAAGGAGAGGGTGGGGTTAATATAGCACCAAATGAATGGATACGCAATTTAAGAAAAGTAACAAAAGAATTAGATATTCCACTTATTGCGGATGAGGTACAAACAGGTTTTTGTCGTACAGGAAAAAAGTTTGCTTTTGAACACGCTGGTATAACACCAGATATTGTTTGTGTTGCAAAAGCAATCGGTGGATCAATGCCTTTAGCAGCAATTATTCATAACTCAAAGTTAGATAAATGGAATGAATATCAACACGCAGGAACATGGAGGGGAAATCAAATGGGATTTTTGCTTGGAATGAGAACTATGGAATATATGGAAAAAGAAAAATTATGGGAAAAATCACATACACTTGGAGACAAATTTATTGAAGATATGAAAACTATACAACACGATTATCCATTTATAGGAGATGTAAGAGGTAAAGGTTTGATATTTGCACTAGAGATGGTTAAACCCAACTCAAAAAAGGACAAAATAGGTTCTTTACCACCAAATATAAATATAGCTAAAAAATTTCAAGAAAAATGCTTGGATAATGGTCTTCTAATACTTAGAGGTGGTCCATATGGAAATGTTATACGAATAATCCCACCATTGACTATAACAAACGATGAAATAGACGAGGTTCTTCATATAATAAAAAAATCATTGAGAGAAATAGATTCAATTAAATGAATATCACACAAATAAAATTAATAAATACTTATAATATTTAATTTAATTATTATATATATAAATTTCTAAAAAAAATGAGAAATTTTATCTTTGTATAAACTATAAAAATGGGAGGAGGTTTAATGCAACTCGTAGCCTATGGTGCTCAAGATATATATCTTACTGGTAACCCACAAATTACTTTCTTTAAGGTAGTATATAGAAGACATACAAACTTCGCGATGGAAACTATTCCACAAACATTCAGTGGATCTGCTGACTTCAGCAAAAAAGTATCTTGCACTATTCCACGTAATGGTGATCTTGTAGGAAGATGTTATCTTCGTGTCAAACTTAGTACAACTGCTATATGGAGCAGAATTGATATGAGAAGACTTATTAAGAATTGTGAACTTGAAATTGGAGGACAAAGAATTGATAAGCAATATTATCAATGGCAAGCTTGTTGGCAACAATTATCATATGGACAATCTGCCAAAGAATCATTAAAGGTACTTACAGAAACTGCTGGACTTCAGTTTTCTAGTAATATTGAACAAAATACATCATCGGGTACTAATAGTAATCTTGCAGGTCTTTCAAGCAGTGTTACTAAAAATGATTATTACTATCTTCCACTTGACTTTTTCTTCTGTAGACATGCAGGTCTTGCTCTTCCACTTATCGCACTTCAATACCACGAAGTCAAAGTAACCGTTGAACTCGATAGTGCAGCAAATGTAAGACAAAATGCAGTAAGTCCATATATTGTATGGTCTAATACAACCGGTGGTGGAGCAGCATCAACATTAACACCATCTTCAGGAGGAGATAACTCTGGTTTATCCGCAATTAGAAATTTAACAACTGGAACTGGAGGCCATTGTTCCGGAAATATGGCTAACTCAAGTGTACAATCTGTAGCAACTAATTATATGACAGTAAGTGAAATATACACTGATGCCGCAATTGGTTCAGTCGAACTTCTTGTAGATTACTATTATCTCGATACTGATGAAAGAAGAAGATTCGCTCAAGTTTCTCACGAATATCTTATTGAACAAGTCCAACATACAGGAACAGTATCTCTTGCAGTAGGTTCAAGCGCAACAAAGAATGTCAAACTTAACTTCAACCATCCAGTTAAAGAACTTGTATGGAGAATTGAAGATGCATCTGATACAAACTTAGCATACGTAAATACCGCAAAACTCCAACTCAATGGACACGACAGATTCAGAGCACTTGATGGAGATTACTTCTTAAATGTTCAATCATTACAACATCATACTGGTGTTAGTGGTGTTCTTTTAGGTTCAGCCGCATCAAGAGCACGTGCTTGTGGTGATTACAATACTGGTGGTGGTGGTGTATACTCTTACTCATTCGCTATCAAACCAGAAGAACATCAACCATCTGGAACTTGCAATTTCAGTAGAATTGACAACGCTACACTTCAATTAACATACACTGTCGCTGGTTCAGCACGTAATCTTTGGGTATTCGCCCACGGATACAACGTACTCCGTGTAATGAGCGGTATGGGTGGTCTCGCATACAGCAACTAGAAAAACAAATAAACAAAAACAAATAAATAAAACAAATAAACAAAAACAAATAAACAAAACAAATAAACAAATAAACAAAAACAAATAAACAAGTAAACAAACAAGTTAAATAAATAATAAATAATTCACTATAAATTTTTTGAAAATTTAATACTATACATTAATGTATTAACTTTTTTATCTATGGCAATAATATAAAATGAAAGGAAAAAGTTTAGATATTCAAACAGGACTTCTTTTAGTTCTTATTGGTCTTGCAATTGTATACCTTATTTTAAATTCAAGGGAACAAGAAGAAAAACAACAAAAAGAAAAATTTCGTGCTAGACGATTAAAGAGAAATGAAAGATTCCACAATCCACAATCGGATTCAAAAATGGTTATGTTTTATGTAGATTGGTGTCCACATTGTCAAAAAGCAAAACCAATTTGGAAAAAACTTGGAGATAAACTCTCTAACAAACTCCCAAAACTTAAATTAGAAATGGTAAACGGCGAAGAAAATAGAAAGCTTGCTGAAAAATATGAAATTCAATACTTCCCAACAATTCTTTATATTAACGGAGATTCAGTCGTAGAATATGAAGGTGAAAGAGAATTAGAACCACTTACTAATTTTGCTGTATCACAATCCTAAATAAAACAAGTTTCGAATCAATAAATTTACTTTAATCAAAATACTTATAAAGTAACGTAAAGTGTAATATAATATTAAAGTAATATGTCTAGACCATCAACACCGATTGATACTGGTAATAGATATATTTTATGTAAAGTATTAAATGATGGAAATTATGTATGGGCAGTTACTATCCATACAGAACGTGAAACTCTAGAATATTATGCAAAACGCTATTTACACAATAGTAAATACGGTTATATGATATTAGAATTCCCTACTAAAATCGCAGAAAATATTATTTTTGATGATAGATTGTGTAATATCTTGAAATTTGAAAAACTGTTCGGAAAATGGAAATCTGAAAGTATTCAATAGTATAAGAATTTGATAAATCAATCACATTTTGAAGTTTCGTTTTTATGTCTAACCCTTTTAATAAGATGCCCCATTAACTTAATATCATCATACATTATAATGTGTGCAGCAATAAAATATAATATTGTTGCAAATGTCATACTTTCAATTGTTATTATATAATAATAATGATATAACCAATTGATTGTAAAACATATAACATATACGCAAAAACTTAATAATGCGGTTGTATTTAGTAATTTATCATTTTGTGTTATATATCTAAGTCCTAGATAACCATTAACAGAAAAGGATATTGTACTCAGAGCACCATATATAATTAACATTCGAACTATATTAGGTTGGGTGTAGTCATTTATAATATTTATTATTCCAAATATTGTAACAAAACCGTGATGAAGTTTTGTTGTCATAGGAAGTCCAGGAACCAATAATAAACTAATAAAATCTGTTAATGAATAAATAGTTCCCAAAATATGAAGACTTGCATTATTCCATTTGTTATACATAAATATATCTTTTAATATAAGAAGTGTTCCCGGTGTCATTAAAAATAAAGTATTGCTTTTTAACAAATTTTTTATGACATATCTTTTTTTGTATGTTGATAGTGATTTATATGGACCAATTTTATTCATAACAAATTCAACAGTTTTAAATACTGATGTAAAGTATCCGACATAAAAAATGATTACTATAAATAATGGTGGTAATGGAATTATATAGTCATTAAACATAATAAATTATTAATTTATACATTAATACTTTAAATAAGTAAACATACTATGAAAATCATAATATTTATAACTAATTATTAGGATTTATATTCAATATATCATTTATTTTATTCTGTAAATTATGATTTTGTTCAATCAAATTATTATAATTTAATTGCATATTTTGCAAAATATTGGAAAAATATTTATTGTTATTCAAATTGGAATTTGTATTATTCAAATTGTTATTCATTTCATTATTCATTTCATTATTCATTTCATTATTCATTTCATTATTCATTTCATTATTCATTTCATTATTCATTTTATTATTCGTTACAGTATTCATTTCATTATTCATTTCATTATTCATTTCATTATTCATTTCATTATTCGTTTCATTATTCGTTTCAGTATTCGTTTCAGTATTCGTTTCAGTATTCGTTTCAGTATTCGTTTTACCTTTTAAATTGATTTTTTGTGTATTACTTAGTGATATTTTATAATGTAATGAACATAAACCATTTTTATATGTAGATTTCTTGCAATTATTACCTTTTTGGGTTTTATTTTTACAATAATAACTAATCATTTTAGAATCGTTTTTTCCTACTGATACATAAAATATTTTTTTATCAATAGACTTTCTACAATATGGACATTGATAAGACCGTGAAACATCAATTGATTTCATCAAACAATCTTTATGAAATATATGATTACATTTCAAATTAATTGTATTTTCAGTTCCCATTATATCCATACATATCATACAATCATCTAAATTATCTAAATTATCTAAATTATCTAAATTATCTAAATTATCTAAATTATCTAAATTTTTTTCATTCTTGTTTTCAATATTAATATCCTCATTACAAGGCATTTATATCTTTATATATTCTAACT